GCAATAAAGACGATGCGGAAGATATGGAAAAGGCAATCAAGGATATTGAAGAAGGTGGCAATAAATGAACGAGAAGGAATTGATGATTGCGTTGAAACTAACGCAACACAACCATCGCATTTTAATGAAACTTAAGGACAAGGCAAAGGAGAAAGCCAAATGAAAAATTTATCTGAAATCAGAAAAGAACGTAAAGACGTCCTGGCATACTGGACTGTCGGAGACATCACGGGAAACTGGGCACAGGAAAGAGTTGCCTGCATTGCCGTTTTTCTAGAAGAATTGGATGGCGAAAAAGACGCCATCGTAAGGGGGTGATTTTATGAGTGAAAAAGAGGTATTTAGTCTTGAAACCGGATATGCCAAACCGGTCGAACAACCTGAAGATCCGGAACAAATCGTGAAGGATTTCCTGAAACAGGTCAAGGAACCGCATAGCTTACTTTGGGCATTGGATGAGCTGGTAGTTAAAGACTGGAAGAAGTGGAGTGGTGTAAGACAAGAACTGTGGGACACATTGGAAGAACTGGACGATTTAGGATACTAAAAAACCGTCCCTTAAAAGAAGGGGCGGTCATATCAGAAATTTTAAACCTTAAAACGTGTTTATTGTAGCACAAAAACAGGAGGAAATAAAATGAACCTTTTTAAATTGAATCAGAACTTTGATGCCATCGTGGCGATGATCGATGACGAAGATAACGAAATTGATGAACAAACGCTTTTCGACACGCTCGAATCAATCGAATTGAGCCGTGAAGCAACACTTGATAACATCGCTACTTTAATTGAAAAAAATAAAGCATATGCGGTTGCGTATGCTGAGAAGGTAAAGCAGCTTCAGAACGAAAAGAAGCGGCTTGAAAAAGTCAATGACAGTCTGCAAAGCTACATGACGCAAGCCATGGACCAAGCCGACTTGAAGGAATTGAAGACTGATAACCACGTACTCAAGCCACGCAACTACAAGGCAAGCGTCGTGGTCGATGACACGTCGGTAATTCCGGATCAGTATATGGTCACGAAAACGACCGTCGCACCGAACAAGACGGCAATTTATAAGGCACTCAAAGCCGGTGAAGAAGTCCCCGGGGTTCATACCAAGCCTAATCGAAAGACCGTGATTAAGTGACATTCAAACTTCGCAGCTATCAGAAAGAGTGCCTAGACAACGTTTACCGGTCGCTGAGAAAAGGCAACAAATGCATCGTTGTTCAATCACCGCCAAGAACCGGTAAAACGGTTATCATGGCAGAAATTGCAAGGCGGACAACCGCCAAGGGGAACAGGATTCTGTTCATCGTTCACCGCAAAGAGATTGTAGATCAGGTTAGGCGAACCTTTGCCGAGCAAAACGTAAAAGCAGAGTTCTGCCAAATTGGAATGGTCCAGACGTTCACCAGAAACATCAATAAACTAGCCAAGCCCGACGTGATCCTTGTTGATGAAGCACATCACGCTTTGGCAAAGACTTACGTTAAAGTATTGGACGCTTTTCCTGAAGCCGTCAAACTGCTGTTTACGGCAACGCCCGTCAGAATGGGGCGGCTGCAGCTCGATCAGATTGCAACTGACATCGTAGAAGGGAAGCAGATACAGGAACTGATGGATATCGGTTTTCTTGCTCCGTTCCGCTATTTTGCCCGCAAAAAAATCGATGACGACAAGCTTAAAAAATCGTCAACGGGTGATTTTACGGTTGGATCAATGACGGATGCCATCGAGGGTGGCATCTATCAAGCGGTCGTGAGCGAGTACCGTAAACGGGTTGACGGAAAGCAGGCGGTGGTTTACTGGTTCAGCGTACAGACGGCCAAGCTATGTGCGCAAGTGTTCAGGGATGCGGGGATATCCGCTGAAGAGATAGACGGCGACACGCCACCGGATGCCAGAGACAGAATAGTCGATGACTTTCGAGACGGCAAAGTCAAGATTTTAACGAACGTTAACCTTTTTACCGAAGGCATCGACTTGCCGAATGTTGATTGCGTGATTATGGCAAGACCTACCCAGTCGCTGGCGTTGTTTTTACAGTTTGCGATGCGGTGTCTGAATCCCCGGCAAGGGAAAACCGCAACGATTATCGATATGGTCGGCAACTGGGAACGCCACGGCTTGCCGTCAGAAGAACGGGACTGGGCAGAAATGATGCACACCAAAGCAAGGCGACAGAAAAACGTCGATGGCCCGACCGTTTGTCAGTGTCCTGAGTGCATGGCGGTTTGGAACACGAAAGCCGTTCGGGAGAACGACAACACGTGTCTTGATCCGTTTTGCAAATATAATCCTGTTATTCCGCCACCTAAGCGGGGAATACACGTTGCTGAAGGTGAGATTGAAGAAATTGACACTGCTGAGCAGAAAAGGAGGAAATTCGCCGAGAAGTATATGAAGCAGCAGATAAAGAACAATCTGGGCGATAAAGACCAGTGGGAGCTGCAAAACTACCGAGAGTGTCTGCAATACGCAGCACTCAAAGGTTGGAAGAGAGGATGGGCCTATCACTGGGCAAAAGATCATAACTTGCCGGGCTTACCGGTACGACGATAAAGGAGGAATTTTTATGGGTATTTTACCTGAAGACAAACCATGTCAGCCTAAGAAAGAGCCGCACAACTTCTTTGTGTACGGCGCAACAATGAGCGGGAAAAGCTATTTTACTAGTTTCTTCCCTCATCCGTTGGTATTAAACACTGACGGAAATTCGGAGCAAGGCACCGCTCCAAGCATTCAAATTAGAAACACACGTGACGAGCGAGGTGCCTTGAAGTCGAACTGCATTCAGCAGTTAGACGAAATCGTAACGGCGCTTCAGCAACCAAGCTGCACGTTTCAAACGGTAATCGTTGACGTAATCGATGATATTTGTGTCATGATCGAGCAGGCAATCTGCCTTAAGCACAACGTACAGTCACTTGACCAGATCGGGTATGGGCGAGGGTATGCGGCTTTCAATGCGGTTTTGCAACAGTTCGTAATGGATTTGAAGGCACTGAACCAAGACGTCATCTACATCAGCCGTGAGCTAGCGCTTGTCGATGAAAAAACGGGCGCAACATCAAAAGTACCTAGTCTTAAAACTAAGTATTATAACATTGTGAATGGCAACTGTGATTTGGTCATTCATACGGAAAAGTTTGGGAAGAACGTTTACCGACGTTCAGTGACGGATTACCGTCAGGTTTATAAAGCAGAAGACATTAAAAATGAGCGTGTCCGGAAACTGTTAAATTCAGTTGAGGGTATGTTCCAGGATAAATAACTAGGAGGAAAAAAATATGAGTTTACAAGACGTAGCTAACGGAATTATGAAGAGTGGTTGGAACGCAAAAAAAGACAGTGCTAATGACGGGTTTGACAACCTCAAGCCGGGAACGTATGAGGTCATGCTTGACAAGGTTAACCATGCGGCATTTCCGAGCGGGTATGAGTGCATTAACTTCAGTTTCCAGGTAATTGCCGGTGCTGACGCAGGGCGCAAGGAATTTGTGCATGTCAACCTTGCTGACAAGAAGAAAGACGGATCACCGATGCCGGACTTCGTTGTATCAAAAAACATCAAGCTGCTTTTCAAAATCGCAGCACTGAGCGAATTACAGTTGACGCCTGATGATTTGGCGGGGGATGAAACCGGCATTTATGAGCGGGTGGTCGGTAAATTCAACGCAGGCCATGAAGGGCAGGTCATGCAAATGAAGATCACGGAATCCCCGAACAAAAAAGACCCGTCAAGCCCGTACCGCAATTACGACTTTGCGGAGTCAGACATCAAGGTAGAACAAGCGGAAGCACCGCAAGATCCGTTTGCTAATGCTGCAAACGATATCGACGATAGCGATTTGCCATTCTAAAAAACGAAGGCCAGTAAGCATGCAACTACCGGACGGGTGGGATGCCCGTTATGCGAGGTGAGATAATGGAAAATCTAGTTAATTATGCCATGAGTTATGCAGAGCGTGGTTTTTACGTGATCCCGACAATCGGCAAGAAGCCGCTTAAAAAATTTGCCGGTTTACCGGCAATGACACCGGATGAAATACGGAATTTCTGGAATAAACATCCATATGCAAACATTGCACTTAAGACAGATAAATTTTTTGTAGTCGATATCGACCGCCACGCTGACGGGGCAGACGGGGTTGAGGAAATCAAAAAGGCAGGCCATCCGGAGTGGTTTCATGACACGCTGGCACAACGCACGGCGCACAACGGTTTTCAATATTTTTTCAAGAAACCGACCGGAATGAAAATCGCACAAAACATCGCTTTTTTGCCGGGAGTTGACATCAAAGCGCATGTCAACAATTACGTGGTAGTCGCACCTAGCCAAATCGACGGCAAGCCATATCAATGGATCAGCAAAACAGGCGTTATGAGAGAACCCGACCAGGGCTTGCTTGATTTAATCAAAGAAAAATCAGTGCGGGCTGCACCTCAGGCAAACTTCACGGGAAGCTTCGGGGGCAAAACGCAGACTACACAACTGTTTGAGCAAATCATAACCGGCCTGGGTGAGACCGGAGGGCGCAACAATGCGTTAACCGTGTTTGTCGGTGGCTTACTCCGGCGCAACGTCGATCCTCAGATAGCCTACAATCTTGCTTTGCTTGCGAACGAAAACACCGAGCACTCTCTGAGCGAAGCAGAAGTTGAGCGAACCGTGCAGAGCATCATCACGGCAGAATTAAGACGCAGGGAGGAGGGAGGCTCTTGAAACTAATCAAAAGCGATGATGCAGAAAAATTGAAGGAGTTTCAAGGCAGTAAATCGCCTTTTCTGGTCGATTCAAAAAATCATATCAAGCGAAATTCGATTTTTAATATCAAAGTGATTTTGGAAGTGGATCCTTTGCTAAAAGGGATGTTTCGTTATAACGAGTACATCGAATGCGTCGAAGTTGTCAAAGATTGCCCTGAACTGCATATCGCTAAAGGTTTTGTGCGTGATGGGTATGTCGATTCAATTGCCTGCTACATTGAAAGCAGCGCAAAGTATCAGCACGTCCTGTTTGACCAGTTGCGAATTAGAACCGCAATCGAACAGGTAGCGTACAACAACGGGTACAATCCGCTGAAGATATACATGGAAGAAGCCGCTGGAAAATGGGACGGCAAAGACAGACTGACTACCGTCTTTTGTGATTTTTTGGGAGCTGAAAGGCGAGAAGAAGTGATTCTTTCGACAAAAATGTTTTTTTATGGTGGAGTCGCTAAGATTTTTGATCCGTCCGTGAAGTTTGATTTCGTTCTTGATCTGGTCGGCGGGCAAGGCGCAGGCAAAACATCATTCTGGCAAAATATCGCTCCGCTTGGATATTATACCGATCAGTTTTACACGTTTACCGATAAAGATGATTTTTCGGTTATGCGAAAGGCGCTGATCGTCAACGATGACGAAATGACCGCCACTCGCAAAGCATCGTTTGAAGAGCTGAAACGGTTCGTCACGATGCAACAGTTTGAATATCGCGAGCCATACGGGCGGAGCGTGTCGCAATTCGCTAAAAAGTTCTTACTGGTGCGGACAACAAACGATTTGTATTATCTCAAAGATAAAACAGGCGAACGGCGTTTTCTGCCGATACTGGTAAACAAGGACAAGCAGACTATGAATCCCGTCGAGGATTTGACGCCCGACTTCACGCAGCAGGTGTGGGGGCAGGCGGTGGTCGAATATCGCAAAAAGCCTGATTTCAAATTTGCATTCAATGCAGAACAAGATGAAATGATTGCCGAGTACCGCAGAAACTTTATGCACACGGACGAGCTTGAAGATGAAATCGAAGATCTGATTGAAAACAATTGGAAAGGCAAAGATTTCATCAGCTCGGCTGACATCGAATTTGACTTATCGCTTGTCAATTTGGCATCAGACAGGAAACTGTCTAACCGTATCTCAAATATTATGATCAACCGCTTCGGCTTCAGGAAAGGGCGGAAGAAAATTAACGGAGTTACCAAGCGAGGTTATATGCGGTGACACATGGTGACATATCTCCGTTTTAGAAGTGTCACCGCTCCAATCCCTTGGGACTGTAGGGGCAGAGCATTTATTTTAGTTTATGCGGTGACACATCTTTTTTAGAAGTGTCACCGTCTTAATCCCTTGTGGTTGTAAGGCTAGAGCGTTTAAGGTGACACTACTACTCTATATATAATAATAATAATAATATATATATATATAGGGGGTAGTAGTAAAGGGGCTACTATAGAAAAGTTGAAAATAAGTGTCACCGCGTCACCAATCGCTGAAACTGTTGGGAGAGTAAGGCTAAGGTGGTGTCGTTAAAAAATGGCGGTGACACTTCTATGTGTCACCTTTATGCAAAAAGCGTGTATAATCGCATAAATGAACAATAAGGAGTATATTTTTTAATGAGTCCAGAACATAAAATTCAGAACGAAATTCAAATAGCATTGTCGGAAAACGGGTGCAGAGTATTTCGAGCGAACGTCGGCAAGGTCCGGCTTGAAGATGGTCGATGGTTTGATACGGGACTACCAAAAGGTCATCCTGATCTGTACGGGTTCCGGATCAATGATGGGAAAGTTTTTTACATTGAGGTCAAGACGGCAACGGGCAGACCAAGACCGGACCAAATCGCTTTCCACAAAATGCTGAACCGGTACAGGATTATCCACGGTATCGCGCGATCAGCAGATGATGCGGTCAAGATTGTTAAGGAAGGACTGGTAGGATATGGATTCTAAAAAAAGAACAGAGGTATGCGGAATGAATACGAATTTTAAAAATATGATCGCTGAGTTAAAAGCAACATACGTAAGTCTTTATGTTGAAGCTATGGATCTCAATGGTCAGCTTGAATACAACAAGAAATTCGACGAAAAACTTCTCGAAAGTTTGGAAATCTATTATAAGGACCATACTATATTTATCGAAAGAGAGCGTATGAACAACTGGAAAATCTGTGAGCCTGTAGATGAGGATTGTCTAAGAACCTATGATTTTGAAGAAGTCGGAAAAATATTAAACATCATCATGAAACACTTAGACAGAATTGACTTAAAGGAATAGGAGTGTTTGGATATGGATTCTAAGGATAAAGCAGGGTGTTTGGTAACGGCATTATTGTTGCTATGGTTTGCAGCAATGTGGATATTGTGTAAGGCATTACTGGGATAACAGAAGGAGGGTAACGAGAATGGCAAAAGATTTGGCGGCTGAACTGAAAGCTCTGATCGAAGAGGGGAGCGGGTATAACCAAAACATGACTATTGAGCCGTTGGGAGATGGCGAGTGGTGCAGTATAACCACATCATCCATCGATGTTTGCGGGGACAATGTTGTCATCTATGCACGGCGAATGGACGGTATGAACAATTGTCCGGATGGAATGATCGAATTAAGTGATTTCGGGGTGACGGATTTTAATATCGACGATGATTACAAATATATAATCGAGGTGGAATGTAAGATCTGGCACTTGATTTACGGCCTTGGAAAACGCACTGACATTCATACGGCTGTGGCGGCACGGCCAAAAGATTTCTGCTATGTCTTTGCGCAAATAGATTGGGCTACCACAAGCATTAACAACATAGCTGCCTATCTGCTTGAGGAGGAAGATTCCGATGAAAAATATGAATAAATTAGAACGCATTGTTTCTGCAGCATTCTTTACATGTGGTGTTCTCATGTATCTGTTTTACAAGTGGTGGTTAGCGGGGTGATGAGGAGGAAGAACGATTGAAAGGAGGAATGAAAATGAAAAGGATTAAAAAATTCCAGCAGGAATACAGGAGCAAGAGCATGTATGAAACAACGGCCAGCGAAGAGAGACTTTATTGGCTGACTGTTGAATTTCAAAGTCTAGAAAGTGAACTCGATGAACTCATAGATCTACATCAACAGGGAAATTTAAAGCTGTCAGACGCTTGGGCACTTATCAACACGGCAAGAGTCCTCAAGGCGGCTTCAAGCGAGCTTTTGCATTGCCTGGTGAAAGAGAATATCGAAAAGGGTAACGAAAATGGAATAGAAATGGAATGAAAATGGATTGGTGCAAAGTATTTATGTGGATAGGGTCAATATGTGTGTTTGCGGCACTACTTTTTGAACGTTTTCTGCCGCAGATTGTAGTTGCAACACTTGCATTTGTGGGAATCGCAATCTTGGTTGTAATAGTGGTATTTTTGATGGATGAAGGGTGAAGAAATGAAAATTGAAAAAAATGAGAACTATCCGTCACTGACGATAGACGAACAGGAAACCGTCCTTACTTGGGATGCAAAGGAGCGTGCATGGCATATATGCACTGACTACCCAGCACATGCAAGGAAGTATGAAGCAGCGCTTGATGAGTCCAAGACTGTCAAGAAAGGCTACCGAGACGGGGCGCTGGTTATGATTGACGGGTATCTGGGCGAAAGCGCATATACGGTCCGGATCGGCAAGAAGCGCCATTACTCTGACGAGCAAAGAGCCAAAATGGCAGAACGACTTAAAGCTGCGAGGGAGAAAAAATGAAGATTAAGGAATTCAGAAAGAAATACGAAGAGGAAAAACGGCTTAAAGCGACGCCACAAGAAGAGGCGATGTATGAATTCTGCATGAGCATGAAGGACATGAAGAAGGATCTTGAGTTTGCCATCACAAGGTATGAGCAGGGGAAAGTGACCGGAGAAGAATGGATTCAATTTATTGTCATTTCGGTAATTTATGCAATCGTGCACATTACGATAGAACTGATAAAAGAAAGGAAGGCAAAAAAATGAAAGCAGAATTTAAAGATGGATATTGGACCGCATGTTATGGCGGAAGCGTGCTTTATGAAAAAAGCACACTACAACGTATGACGAAAGCGGATTTGATTGAATTGAAAGAATAATAGAAGCAGAGAAATCAGAAAGCGAGTGGGAAGAAAAATGATACAAATTAACAAAAATATACTCAAGAAACTAATGGCAATAGCGGACGCAAACGATGATGATGATTATTTTTATATAAAACACTACGTTATTGACCAGTTGAAAAATTGCAACGGATATGATGATGACGCATTGTATGATTTTTTGCGGGACGTTAATGAGTTGAAAGATGAAATATTGGAGGAGGAAGAAAAATGAAATACAAAATCACATGCAGAGCATATACGTACTCAGGTGAATGTCCCCGACTTAATGAGTACCTTCGAGAAATCGAAGCACGTTTTTTTGAAATCGAAAATGGTTTTGTTGGCATTTGGACTGAGCGAAACAGAAATCAGGAGCCTGACATTTCCGTTAATGTCAAAGATGTGCTTACGATCGAGCGGGTTGCTTAAAACGTCCCTAAAAAACCGCTAAGCGATTTTAGGGTTAACGGGTATAATCAGACTCAAAACTATTTTAAATGAGGTGGTGAGCGTATGAACATTACTGAAGCGGTAAATATGATTCTTAAACGTTATCCCGATTATGGTTATGACATTTTCTTGGACTTGAGCAAAATCAAAGACGATGACCTGCAGGAAGCGATGCGGTTTATCGCAAGCATGAGAAAATCGTACCGCGTGGAACCAAAACGCGTCAGAAAAATCAATCGAGAAACGCTTAAGGATATGATTAAAAAAGGTTACACCTACAAGGGTATTGCCAGAGAAACAGGGGTAGCAGAATCGACCGTAGAGTTAAAGGTTTTGAACTATGGCCTGAGAGAGTTTTATCATCAAATGAGCCCTCATGGTATAAGGGCTGGTATGCAAGTGATTTGCCTGAACATCGAAACGGGCGAGCAGAAGACGTTTAAGTCTATCAATAAAACGGAAAAGGCTTTTGGGTTTGAGAAGGACCATTTAGGCTATAGATTAAGAGGCAGGAAATGTTATATAGAAAACGGATGGGAGTTCATACGAGGTGATTGACATTGAGTGACTTTAAAACAAACAAAGCGTATCTTTTTCAGTACCGCAAGAAAATGGAGAAGATTCAGCGGCTGGAAGATAAGCTGGCGCAGATTGATGGCGACATCATATCGCTTAAATCGCCAGTAAGCGACGGAATGCCGAAAGCATCCGTCCGTATCACGCTTGACGATAAGCTGATACAACGCGACGAACTGGAAGGCAAAATCAACACGTTGTTGACACACGCTAGAAAAAACCGGTCGGACATATCCCGATGCATTGACGCATTGGATAATCAGAAGCAGGCACTGGTGTTGGACCGTTATTTCATCAACGCTCAATCTTTGGAATCCATTGCGGATGACATCGGATATAGTCGCAGCTACGTAACTAAACTGTACGTTCAAGGGGTACAGTCAGTCATCGTGGTGTAGTAACCAACAGTATACAAACAGTGTACAAAGAGTATACAAACAGTGTACTGATAGTAACCGTTGAACCGTGCTATTATAGTATCGTCGAAGAAGGCAAGGAACAGTCCCCCTGTTACCTTGTCTTTTTTATACCCTGGGGTCGATACGCTTTCAGCATCCCCCCTATGTTTTTTAATCCCCCTGGGAGGTGGTCAGTATGGTCAGAGCGGATAGGCAAGGACAACACAGGACAGCGTTTGAGAAGAACAAGAAGCGCTTGTTGATGACGCAGAATACGTGCGGGATTTGTGGTATGCCGATTGACAAATCACTAAAGCCGCCTGATCCGATGTCACCGGTTGTTGATCACATCATACCGATTGCCAAAGGTGGTCATCCATCTAGTCTGGACAATCTGCAACTGGCACATTGGACGTGCAATCGGCAGAAGTCTGACAAGCTTTACGCTGACGGGTTCAAGCACAAGGCTCAAGTGATTGGCAATCGCAATCTTCCTCAGTCAATCAACTGGGCGGCATACAGAGAGGGGGGATAACCCCCTACCCGCGCATCACGCGGAGTTTCCCGCCGTCACTGTACATTTTTTCTCGCGCGACATGAAAGGAGTAGATAAAGTGAGTGAATTTAAGGGTATGGGGTACCTGAAACGCAAGCTGGCAACCGTCAGACCACGGGTTCTGATGAGATATAGGCAGTATGCATCTAAATATCATGATTCCCCCGTCGGACTGACTATCCCGCCTAGCGTGCGTGATCGGTATCGTGCGGTACTCGGGTGGAATGCGAAGGGTGTTGACGCTTTGGCAGACAGACTGGTATTTAGAGAATTTGCAAATGATGATTTTGGAGTAAATCAGATTTTTAAGCAGAACAATCCCGATGTGTTTTTTGACAGCGCAGTTCTATCGGCATTGATTGGCAGCTGCTGTTTTGTCTACGTCTCTGCTGATTCTGATTCTGCTGATCCTGTGCGTCTGCAGGTCATTGAAGCGTCTAATGCCACGGGTGTCATTGACCCGATTACGGGTCTGCTAACGGAAGGATATGCCGTACTTCAGCGAGATACTGATACAGAGGCACCGCTTCTGGAAGCGTATTTCACGCCTGCTGAAACATGGTATTACCCTAAAGGCGGTTCGCCATATTCAATCGCCAATCCCGCTGGTATGCCGCTGCTTGTTCCGGTCATTCACAGGCCCGACGCTGTCAGACCGTTTGGTCGGTCAAGAATCACCAGATCAGGTATGTATTATCAGCGTTACGCCAAACGCACGCTTGAGCGAGCCGACGTCACGGCCGAATTTTATTCGTATCCGCAGAAATACATTCTTGGCATGGATCCTGATGCCGAACCGATGGATGCGTGGAGAGCAACGGTTTCATCTCTTTTGAGGATTGACAAGGATGATGATGGCGACCGTCCTACTGTCGGCCAGTTCACGACCGCAAGCATGGCTCCGTTTACTGAGCAGCTGAAAACCGCAGCTGCCGGTTTTGCCGGAGAAATGGGATTGACGCTCGATGATTTGGGCTTTGCGTCTGATAATCCTTCTTCAGTTGAGGCAATCAAGGCCAGTCATGAGAATCTGAGATTGGCTGGACGTAAGGCGCAGCGGTCACTGGGCAGTGGCCTGTTGAATTGCGCATATACGGCGGTGTGTCTTCAGGACCAGTTCCACTATGCACGCAGCCGTTTTGTTGATACTGAGGTTAAGTGGGAACCGTTATTCGAGGCCGATGCTAATACGCTGACGCTGATTGGCGATGGCGTAATCAAACTCAACCAGGCGATTCCGGGATTTGTGACGGGCGAGACCATCAGGGATTTGACCGGCATTCACGGCGCAGAAAAAACCAAACCGCAGATCACTACACAGTCAGAGGTGGTAAGCGATGACTGATGATGTTTTGCCGGAGTTGCTGAAACTGGTCTGTGACGAATTTGAAAAGTCATATGCTGCTAACGGGATTGTCAAACAGGTGCAGAAGAAGCTTGAGGATAAGTCAGCTACATATGCTGACGCTTACGAGTACGCATATGAGGTCGGCTGCATGCTCTCTGACGCCCTGACAAAACATGTAACAAACGAATTATTGCCTAACGGTACAATGTACTACAATATTGCTCAACGGCTGTTACAGAAAACGCTGGGTACCAATTATAAACTGGTGTCCGAACTGGCGGTTGGTGTGCAGAAAGTTCACAATAGAAAGGCGGGCCTGACCCTAGCCGCACTGAAACCGGACATTGATCAGGATAAGGTTGACGGCTTGATTGAGCGCCTGTCCAAAGGTGATTTTGAAAATGACAAGTTCGTCATGGGCAGTCCGATTGCTAATTTCACGCAATCCGTTGTTGATGACACAATTGCTAAAAACGTTGAATTCCACGCCAGCGCAGGTCTGCATCCGAAAATCGTCAGAAGATATGCTGGCAATGGCTGCAAGTGGTGTGCAAATCTGGCGGGGACGTACGATTATCCAGTTAAACAGGAGATCTATCGCCGTCATGATAACTGTCGCTGCATTGTTGAATATTTTCCGGAGGACGGAAGAGGCGTGCAGAATGCACACACTAAGGGGTGGAGAAACGAATCGAAAGTCGAACGTGAAAGGATTCGTAAATCAAAAGGCGATAATGGCTTTAGAAGGAAAGACAGCATTCAGACTGCAGCCGAAGCGGAGGCAAGGGCATTGGGATATAATCCGATTCCGACATCGAGAGTTGTTGAGCATTTAAGGAAAGAGGCAAGAATATGGCAAAAAGACTTGGAAGATGAAGAGATAAGGTCGATTAATAAATATACGTATAATGGCACAGATGATGATGGCAAGAAATTATTTTTCAAAATCAATGAGTATTTGGAAGGCCGTTATTCCCCAAAAGATGAAAGAGAAGAAGAAATCATTTTGAGAAATGCAGGTTTTATAAATAAAGGCCTATCGAAATTTAAACTGAAAGATGATATAATAGTATACAGGAACGATAAATTACCCCAAAAACTTAATAAGCGGTTGAATAAGTTTTTAAGTACTTCAGCTATGCCAAAGGCGGTAATAGGAAAGGTACCCAATGTGGCAATTATTGTTCCCAGGGGAAGTAGTGGCGGTTACGTTGAGTTGATAGCTGATGAAACATATAGAAAGCAGCGAGAGTTTCTTATAAACAGTGGTGCTGAGTTAGAGTTAGTGAAAAAAGAGGCTGGTTTATATATTTATAAATTGAGGTGATATTTTTATGTTAAGTAAGGAATTGGCTCGAAAATATTATCAGGAACGAATTGATTCAGAATCTTACGATGACTATACCGAAGAAGAACTGCGCCTTCAAAAAGAAAGGGCAAAAAAGTTGAAAGATTATGTTGAAAAATTGCGTAGAGAAGAACAAGAAGAATTAAAGTCTAAGCATCCGTAAGGGTGCTTTTATTTTTTCATAACGTGTTTAAGAGGTGCAAAAGATGACTATGATGTGGTTGGCTTAATCGAAATGATATTTGGCGGTTAATTAAGTTAACCGCTATTTTTATACTCTTTTTTGCCCTGTCATATGGCGTTAAACTGGGCAATACGATTGAAAGGAAGAAGGCCATGGCTGAAAAACGACTAGGCAATCAGAATCCTACTCAATCGGTAATTCTACCATACACTGAATCCTTGTCGGATGAAGCAATCGCAATATACGAAAAAACCGGGCTGAAGAGCTACCCGTGGCAGAAAAATCTTGTAAAGTCAATCATGGCTGTTGATGATGATGGCTTATGGGTGCATCAGAAGTTCGGTTTTTCCATACCCCGCCGTAACGGTAAAACGGAAATCATATACATTCTTGAACTTTGGGGATTGCATCACGGGTTAAACATGCTGCATACGGCTCATCGTATCAGCACTTCTCATTCATCTTTTGAAAAGGTTAAGAAATATCTTGAAAAGATGGGGCTGATCGATGGCGATGATTTTAATTCAATACGAGCCAAAGGGCAAGAACGCATCGAACTGTGTGAAACGGGCGGAGTGGTCCAATTCCGCACCAGAACTTCTAACGGTGGTTTGGGTGAAGGCTTTGATTTGCTGATCATCGACGAAGCTCAGGAATATACCACGGAGCAAGAATCGGCGCTCAAGTACACCGTTACCGACAGTGAAAATCCGATGACCGTGATGTGTGGTACACCGCCTACGCCCGTTTCAAGCGGTACCGTGTTCACGAAATACCGTGAAACTTGCCTTTTTGGAAAAGCCAAATATTCCGGTTGGGCGGAGTGGTCGGTATCTGAGGAAAAGGAAATCGACGACATCGATGCCTGGTACAACTCAAATCCGTCACTCGGTTTCCACCTGACTGAACGCAAAATCGAAGCCGAACTGGGTGAAGACAAGCTTGACCACAATGTTCAGCGTTTAGGTTTTTGGCCATCGTACAATCAGAAATCTGCAATTGCAGCAACTGAATGGGATGCGCTAAAAGTTGACAGTTTGCCAACCTTCCAAGGCAAACTTTTTGCCGGCGTCAAATATGGTCAAGACGGGGCAAACGCTGCGTTGAGCATTGCGGTACATACCGCAGACAAGCGGGTGTTTGTTGAAACTATCGACTGTCAATCGGTCCGCAACGGTAATCAGTGGATTGTTAATTTCCTGAAATCCGCTGACGTGGAACAAATTGTTATTGATGGAGCTAGCCGCCAAAAAATTCTGGCCGACGAACTCAAGGACTATCATGTCAAAAACGTGGTACTGCCGACCGTCAAAGAAATCATCATGGCCAATTCAATGTGGGAACAGGCGATTTATCAGAAAACGTTGTGCCACGCGGGGCAGGCGTCGCTTAGAAAGGTTGCGACAAACTGTGATAAACGTAGCATTGGCTCAAGCGGCGGTTTTGGGTACCGATCGCAGTTTGATGACATGGATATCAGTGTTATGGACAGCGCGCTGCTGGCGCACTGGGCTTGTGCAACCCTCAAGCCCCGTAAAAAGCAGAAAGTAAGCTACTAGCTTGCTGACATTACCGAACGCACGGGAAATGCGGAGAAAGGAGACAGTGATATGTCTGAATTTAAAACAATCGAAACGCAGGAAGAACTTGATCGTATCGTAAAAGAGCGTTTGGCGCGTCAGAAGGAGAAGTACGCCGATTACGACAAGCTCAGGGAACGCGTTGAGGAACTTGAAACTGAAAATGCTGAGCTGCATTCGACGGTCGAATCATCTAAATCGGCAAAAGGCGAGTTTGACAAGCAAATCGCAGACCTGCAGGCCAAGATTTCCGGTTATGAAACGGAGAAAATGAAAACCCGCGTGGCTTTGCAGAGTGGTTTGCCACTTGAGTTTGCCACTCGGCTACGAGGTGATGATGAAGACAGCCTGAAGCGCGATGCAGAAACACTGGCTGGATACATGCAGCCTAAGTCGGCTGCCCCGTTGAAATCGACAGAACCGGCAGTTGATGATAAGGGCTGGGGCAACATGATTCACCAGCTCACAAACAAGTAAAGGAGATAGATAATATGGCTGATACACTTAACACCGGCACAACATTTTCGCCGGAACTCGTCACAGAACTCATGAACAAGGTCAAGGGCTATTCAACCCTTGCCAAGCTGAGCGCTCAGACGCCAATCCCGTTCAACGGGTCGCAGCAGTTTGTTTTTAACCTCGAAGGCAACGCTCAAATTGTCGGCGAAGGCGAAACAAAAAAGCCGGGAAAGGCAACGATTGAAGCAAAGGTAATCCGCCCGTTGAAGTTTGTTTACCAGGCTCGCATTACTGACGAGTTCAAATACTGCTCTGAGGCCAAGCAGGTAGATTACCTTCAGGCCTTTTCTGATGGATTTGCTAAAAAGATTGCGGTTGCCTTTGATTTGGCCGCAATTCATGGTCTGGAACCCAAATCGCTTACTGACGCATCATTCAAGGCGACTAATTCGATTGATGGGTTGGTAACCGCGGTTGAGTTTAATGCTAAAACACAGTTTGATGATCAGATTGATTCAATTGTTCAAACTGTTGTTGCCAACGATTACGATGTTACGGGTCTCGCACTTTCCCCTGCAGCTGGTCAGGCGCTGGCGCAGGTTAAGGTTAACGGTGTAGTTCAATATCCGGAATTCCGCTTTGGTCAGAATCCTGACGCATTTTACGGCATGGCATCTGACGTCAACAAGACGCTTGCCACAAAAGGCGCTACGTCCGAAAACGATTACGTCATTGCGGGCGACTTCCAAAATGCCTTCAAGTGGGGCTATTCAGAAGAAATTCCGCTTGAAGTTATCGAATACGGCGACCCTGATCAGACGGGCCGCGACCTCAAGGCAAACAACGAAGTGCTGCTTCGTGCCGAGTCGTTTATCGGTTGGGGCGTGCTTGACGCGAAGGCGTTTGCACGTATCAAAGCGCCAGCAGCTTAGTCACTATAGATTAGTTTAGGGGGTGGTAGGGTGGCAAACTTCGCAACCGTTGAAGATGTTGAAAATTTATGGCGCGTATTAAAGCCGACTGAACGCGAACGGGCGCAGAATCTGTTAGAAACAGTGTCCGATTCTTTGCGTGTCGAGGCGAACAAGGTCGGCAAGGATTTAGATGCAATGGTAGCTGAAAGCGTATCATACGCTAACGTTGCTAAATCGGTAACGGTAGACGTGGTAGCTAGAACACTGATGACTGCAACTGATCAGGAACCGATGACGCAGGTTACAGAAAGCGCGCTTGGATATTCGTATAGCGGGTCATTCCTGGTGCCAGGCGGCGGTTTATTTATTAAAGACAGTGAACTTAGACGCTTAGGCTTAAAAAGGCAACGATACGGGGTGATGAACTTATATGATGAGTAGACTTCACGGAATTACGGTTATACTTGTTGACGAAACAAACGCAGGTGAAGATCCGTTTGGTCAACCGGTTGTTGAAAAAACCGAAATTCCTATTGAAAACGTGCTGGTCGCACCGGCATCGACGGATGATGTTACCGCAGAGCTGAGTTTGACCGGCAAAAAAATCGTATATGAGTTGGCAATCCCCAAGGGCGATATCCATGACTGGACTAATAAAACAGTCAAATTTTTTGGCAAAAAGTGGAAAACGGTCGGAATTCCGCAAGAAGGAATTGAGGACCTGATACCGCTTGACTGGAATAAGAAAGTGATGGTGGAATGCTATGAGTGATTCTAAATTCGTTCTAAATCGTGCCGGAGTAGCGGAGCTGATGAAATCATCGGAAATGCAAGCGATTCTGAAGGATAAGGCAACCGCAATCCGCAACCAGTGCGGTGACGGTTATGAACAGGACATTTATGTTGGTAAAAATCGTGCAAACACTATGGTATATGCCGATTCCATCAAGGCAAAACGCAGTAATGCGAAGCATAATACGATTCTGAAGGCGGTGAATGCGGCACGTGATTGAACTCATTTTGAAACAGTATCTTGACAGCGTGCTTGATGTTCCCGTGCTTTTGGAGCATAAAACAGGCGTTACTGTACCGTATGTCCTGCTTGATAAAACGGGCGGCAGTGAGTCAAATCATTTGAAGAAGGCAACGGTTGCCATTCAATCGTACGGAACATCACTGTATAATGCGGCGAAGATCAATGAGGATGTCATCCGAGCAATGGACGGGCTGACAACGGTTGAGAACGTCGGTGGTGCGCATCTTAACGGCAGCTACAATTTTACTGATACTGAAACTAAGAATTACCGCTATCAGGCGGTATATGATATTAACTATTTGTAAGGAGGTCATATAATGGCAACAACAGTTAAATATGTCACGAATGCAAAACCTAAAGTCGGCGGCGCCATTTACAGCGCTCCGACCGGGACGGCATTGCCGACTGACGCAACCAGTGCGCTTAATGCAGCGTTTAAGTGCCTTGGATACGTGTCAGATGACGGCATTCAGAATTCGGATGAACGCAAGACTGATGATATCAAGGCGTGGGGCGGCGACATCATCAACTCCGTCCAGAAGGAAAAGACGGATACGTTCAAATACACTTTGGCCGAAGTGCTGAATGTTGACGTTTTGAAGGAAGTGTATGGTGATGCCAATGTCACAGGAACGCTTGACACAGGGGTAGTCGTTAAATCGAATTCAACTGAGCTTAAAGAGCACGTGATTGTCATTGAGCTGGTATTGAGGGACAATGTGCTGAAGCGAATTGTGATTCCGCAGGGGAAAGTCACCGAAATTGGCGAAATCAAGTATGTTGACGGTGATGATGTCGGCTACGAAACCACCGTCACCTGCTTCCCCGATGACAACTCAAACACGCACTACGAGTACATTGTCAAACCAAAGGCGGAAGGTGATCATAATGCTTAAAGGCAAGACAAAGACAGGATTTGAGTACGAATTTGATGAAAAAATCTTGAAGAACTATGAGTTAGTCGAGTTGCTGGCAGAGGTTGACGATAACCCGCTTGTCTTGCCTAAAATCTTTAAGATGTTACTCGGTGATCGAGTCGATGAACTTAAGAACCACGTTAGAGACGAAGAAGGGGTTGTTGATATCGAGAAGATGTTGGTTGAATTTCAAGACATTTTCTCAACTCAGGCCGAATTAAAAAAATAATTTTCCTTGCCGCCGCAATCGGCACCGATGAAGATGCTTTGATATGCGACCTGGCCGAAACATACGGCATCTACAATTACAGACAGCTACCTGCAGACCGGGTAGCTGTTTTTGTGTATGGGCTAAGAAATGACTCTAGGATAAAAATGGCAATGGCTGATACAACATTGCCGTTAAACACGATGCTGCAGGCTGGCATTCTAGACAGATTGAGTATTCTCATCTGGCAAAAAACAGAGGATGCGCAAGCCGGCAAGAACAGACCAGCTAGCATAGTAGATTTGCTGACAGGCAATGCACAAGAACCTGAAACTGTATCATTCGCAAGCGGCAAGGAGTTTGAAGAAACACGCAACAAAATTTTGAAAGGGGTGGAAGCTGATGGCGATTGGGCTCGGCAAAGCTTATGTGCAAATCGTGCCTTCCGCTAAAGGAATTTCAGGCGGGATCACAAATCAAGTTGTTCCTGCAGCCGATGCAGCCGGCCGTACTGGCGGACTGACCCTTGGCAAAAAGTTAGCCGCAGTCGCTTCTGCCGCAATCGCGGCTGCCGGTATCGGTAAGGCGATTGCAGCTTCGATTGAAGAGGGCGGCAAGCTGCAGCAGTCAATCGGCGGTGTAGAGACGCTGTTCAAGAGCTCGGCAGGTATGGTCAAAAAGTATGCGCAAGAGGCATACCGCACAACCGGCGTGTCGGCTAACTCATACATGGAAAACGTAACCAGTTTTGCGGCGTCCCTTGTGTCGTCGTGCGGTGGTAACACGAAAAAGGCCGCAAAACTGGCCAATACCGCAATGACTGACATGGGCGATAATGCCAATAAAATGGGCACTGACATGGAACTAGTTCAGGAAACGTATCAATCTCTTGCCCGTGGCAACTATGAAATGTTGGACAACTTGAAACTCGGCTACGGTGGTACTAAATCCGAAATGGAACGACTGATGAAGGACGCTGAAAAGCTGACGGGGGAACACTACACTGTCGGCGATTTTGGCGATACTGTCAAGGCAATCCATGCGGTTCAGGAACATCTTAAGATTACGGGTACAACGGCCAAGGAAGCATCAACTACGCTTCAGGGGTCGTTCAACTCGATGAAGGCTTCGTTTCAGGATGTTCTTGGCAATCTATCCGACGGCGAGTTAGACATAACTCCGTCGCTGAACGCGTTGGCAACAACCACGTCTAATTTCCTGTTTAACAACTTCCTTCCAATGGTCGGCAGAGTGTTTAAGAATCTGCCTGGCGCAATAGGCACGTTTATCCAGGCGGCGGCGCCTAACGTTAAAAAGGGAATTCAAGGACTTTTTTCAAATCTTGGAATTAAAATCGATTTTTCGAGCATCACGTCAAGCTTTTCCAAAATCACATCAGCGATTCAGCCGGTTGTCAATACGATTAAAAACAGTTTTTCGCATTTGAATTTTAGCGGATTGCAGTCACTCGCCAATGCGATTCTGCCGGCGGTTTCGGCCGGTTTTTCTTCATTCGTTTCGGTCGCAGGTCCTGCTGTCAGCGGCGTGGTCAAATCATTTGCGTCATTGTGGAATGCGGCTCAACCGTTAGTCAGCGTTATTGCTGGTGCGCTTAAACCGGCATTCCAGGTTTTGGGCGCATTCTTAGGCGGTGTGTTCAAGGGCGTTTTGAGCACGATCAAGTTTGCTTTCGACGCGCTCAAAGTTGTTATCCAGGTCATCACGCCAATTATTCAAGTGATTGTTAATGTGTTCAAAGCATTTTCGCCAGTTATTACAATGTTGGCAAGTTTTATCGGTCAGTTAATCGGTCAGTTCGGTGGTCTGGGTGGTGCGGCTAAAACGATGAAGAACGTTGTCAGCACTGCGTGGAACGGAATCAAGGATGGTGTAAAGCTCGCTGGTGAAGGCGTCAAGGGTGTAGTCAACGGTTTGAAAATCGCATGGAACAGTTTGAAGTCTGCCGGTAATGCCTTGCGGAGTGCAGTATCAGGAGCATGGCATGGATTAGGCAGCGTTGTTTCCAGCGTATCCGGCGGTGTACGCGGAGCTGTCAGTGGCGCTAAGGCAGCATTTAGCGCATTCGGCCGTGGCGTCTCCAACGTGTCTGGCGGCGTCAAGGGTGTTTTGGGCGGCGTTAGGTCTGCATTTAACGGATTGCGGAACATCAATTTATGGCATGCCGGTGCAGCTATCATGAACGGTCTTCTGAGCGGTCTCAAATCAGCTTGGGGAAGCGTCAAGCATTTTGTCGGCGGTATCGCCAAGTGGATTAAGAAACATAAAGGACCTATCAGTTATGATAAGAAACTGCTGATTCCGGCCGGCAATGCAATCATGGCCGGACTTAACGGGGGACTGGTAAACGGATTTGAAAACGTTAAGTCAACCGTGCTGGACATGAGTGGCACGATTGCTGATACGCTGACTGCTAATCCAACTGCTGCATTAGCCACCTCCGGGAACGTTGCCCCGGGCATGACCACGGCTAGTGCTACACCGGTTGTAATTAATTTGACGCTTGGAAACAGTGATTTTTCTGCTTTCGTTGACGATATTTCAAAAGCACAGGGGACCAAAACACAGTTCCAACGCAATTACAAATTTTAGAAGGAGGGGTTAGATGAAATCTCAAGTGGCGTTTAGCTATAACGGTCAGTGCCTGGATAGTAGCGTAGATGGTTTTACCACGCTTTCGGTCACTGGCAGAGGCGATTTTACTCGTGCAGTAACCGCTGCTGATTTAGCCAGTGACGGTGCCAAGTATCTGAGTTCACGTTTAGAATCCAAAAAACTGACGATTAAGTTTTTTCTAAAATCTGTCAGCCTGACTGATCTGATGGCCAAAGTGGGCAAACTCAAACGGATTCTTTCAGCTAAAAATACCACGGTTTTGTTTGCCGATGATCCACTATATAAATATGTAGGTACAGTGACATCAGTTACATTTGACGACACTACGCTGCATCCGACCGGATCAATCGAAGTGACGTTAAGCGACCCCTACTGCTACTCAATCGCACGACAGAAAACAGGCGCTGGCAAAACGGTTGCTTTTATCGATTACGATAGTGAGTTTCCTAACGTCCCTCTTTCGGTCGAGTTCACGCCTAGCTCAGCTATCTCTGTTTTCCAGATGACAAGCAATCAGGGCAAAAAGTTCCTACTCAACCAGTCGGTTTCGGCCGGCAAGAAGATAGTAGTTGATTTTAAAACACTGTCATGCACTGTTGGTGGCGCAAACGTACTGGCGAGCATATCGCTTAACAGTAACTTTGCTGACTTTACGATTGATAAGAATACGGTGCTGACGTTTAACGCAGACGGCGAATATACGGTCAGATTCGAGGTGAAGAAATTGTGATTTTGTATCAGCTAAACAAAAAACAAGACGTTATCGGCATAGTATCGTCGGACATTTTAAGCGCAACGTTCGAGGAACAGATCAACACTGCAGGAAATTTGAAATTCACTACCGCAAAAAAATTGCGTGATGACTGTCTGTACGTATTGTTTCAACGGCCAAGTGCAACAACGTATATGTGTTTTAAGATTCTGACTGAAACTCAAGAAGACGATCAGGTCAGCTATACTGCAGTTGAATCTGCATACGATGAACTTGGATCATACTCATTTATCAAGGACATACGACCACAGAATCGTACTGCCAAGGAAATGCTGACGCAAATCCTTGCGCAAACACGGTTTTCTGTCGGATATGTTGCTGATACCGGTACACAAACAACCAATTTCTACTACATGACCGTATTAGCCAGTCTGCAGAGCGTGGTCAACCTGTTTAACTTGGAGATCACGTTCGATGTTATCTTTGACCCGATTGACAACCAGGTCAAAAAGCGCATGGTCAACCTGTATCAACAACAAGGAGCTAGGACGGGGCGGCGGTTTGAGTACGGCGACAAACTGTTAAGCGTAACGCGAGAACAATCTAGTGATGAACTGGTAACTGCATTGGTTGGTCGAGGTTCGAGCGTTCAAGTGAGCGAAGGTACTGATGGAAGTCCTGATGGATATAGTCGTAAGATCACGTTTGCTGATGTTGTTTGGAAAAAATCAGCGGGCAATCCGCTTGACAAACCGGCAGGGCAAGAATATCTTGAGGACCCGTCCGCAACGGCCGTATATGGTTTTTCTGACGGTAAACCGCGAATTGGCTTTGTCGAATTTGACAAAATCAATGATAAAAATTTATTGATAAAGGCAACATACGATAAGCTGCAAGAACTCAAGCGGCCTAAGGTCTCTTTTAAAGCATCCGTTACTGATGTTGGCAATCTGTCACTGGGCGATACTGTTGCAATTATCCGCCATGATTTAAAAATAGAGTACCTGACGCGCGTGTATAAGGTCACTCACGATTTGCTCAATGCGCAGAACAACACGATCGAACTGGGGGATGATTTTCAAGCCGCCAGCATCACGTCAACAATCAGCGCAGTTCAAGACACGGTGCAGAGCGCCAAAGATTACTCGCAATCAGCGTTGCAGTCAGCTAACGGCAAGAATACCAATCATTTCGGTACATCGCAGCCACAGTTTGCTGTTGAGGGGGACTTGTGGTACAAGGATCTCGGCAACGGCGAGACTGAAATGTACCAGTATCAGAATGGTAACTGGGAACTGATTACGTCGACGGCAGAGCTGCATAACACGCAGAAGGAAGTTGACCAGGCCATCAAAGATTTCAACGCGCATTTTAAAGAAATCGATGACAAGTACGTACCTAACGAAACTTACCAGACGGAAAAACAAGTACTGACCACAGCCGTGACTAAAGCCTCGGAAACGGCTCAAGCGGCAAAGGCAACTGCGGATACTGCCTCTGAAAATGCAACGGAAGCAAATAACAGTGCAAGTGAAGCGCGCGCTAAAGTTGATGACGTTGCTAAAACCGTGACAAAAAACGGCAAAGCAATTGGAGAAATCAAGTCAGATGTCAGCGGTGTAAAAGCCACGTATGCCACGCTCGATAGCAAGGTTACGTCAGTGTCGGCTAGAGCGGGTGCAGTTGAAGCAGCACTGAGCGACGGCAAAGGTGGGTTGATCAGCGTCAAAGCCGAAAATAACCGAATTGAATCCCTCGTTGATTCTAAAGTCGATGACAGTGAATACAACACTTTTAAGCAACAGACATCGACCACGCTAAGCCAAAAAGCCAACAAAACCGATTTGAACGGATATGTAACAGGGACACAATTTAAACAGACGGCGGATAAAGTTGACACGCTCGCAAGCGATGTCAAGTCTGTAAAGACCAAAGCTGACACTATTGAAACGACTATGAATTCGACAAGCTTTGCCAACAGCGTGGTTAAGGCAAGTGGAATTGATACGAAAGTAGCCGGTTATGATACTACAATCAGGAAGCTGATTGGCAAGGATGGGACAACTGGCGATTTGAACACGTTGGTATCCGCCTATAGCAACGAAACTAACCAAACAAAAAAGCAAACAACCAATCTGATTAGTGCGCTTGATTATAATGGGACAACCGGTAATTTTGGTAGCGGATTTGCCAAAAAAGTTGCTGATGCCTATGGTACGACAGAAGCGTACAAGGCGCTTAATGGCAAAATCGACGGGTTGCAAATCGGCGGCGCGAATTTGCTAGACAATAGCTCAATGGAAAGCGCGGCGATAGGGCACAACTCGTATGACGCTATGAGTTTCCAAAACGGCTGGACAGTCTTCACGCAGAAAACAGCAAAACAAAACCGCAACAACTGGTACATCGATATGCCCAAGGGCCAACCGGAAGCGGGAATCTATACAGTTAGTATCGATGTTAAGTTGCTCAACTGCTCTTCTAGATTGCCCACGGCTGAGCTGCTAATTCGTAGAAACAGCGACTGGTCCGCTTATGGGACGAGTGGAGAATGCACACTTAAAGCAGGGCAGGTTGTCCGCTTGTCTGCCGTCGCCACATCTCCAGTACAGCCGACCAATGGCTCGGTGGCCACCATTCTGCAGCTATGCACTACAGGCTCTTTCATCGGTCAAATCGCTATCCGCCATGTCAAACTCGAAAAAGGCACTAAAGCCACTGACTGGTGTATGTCGGATGGGGACATTAACAAGCGCATACAGGACCAGGCCGATACACTGACTGCATATCAGGCAGAAGTAAAGCGTACTTATGCTTTATCATCATCTGTGTATACCAAAACGGAAACGCAGACGCGTGAGAATGCGCTTAAGAACTCGACGATCAATAGCTTAAAGGCCACCGATGATTGGAAAAAGTTGATTAAGATTAATCAGAACTCAAGCTGGTTACAGGATGCAACGGGTTTTCAACAACAAGCGTGGAAATACAATCTTGACTCAAGCAGTCAGCTAATCGGCAAAAAGAGTTTTGGAGACGGAAACGTTGGGGAGTGGACGTGCAATGACTATAGAACGAAAGCTGTTATCAGCAACGTTAGCGGCTACAGTGCATATGGGTATACCAAGTGCATTTGTACACCTAACAACAATGACCTGTACTGGAATGTCGATTGCAAGGTAAATCCTGGTGACAAGTATTATGTAGAATTGTTAGTCCCGAACTTTTACAGCGTGCATGGCGGGCGCGCAATAAACGTTAGGGGTCTCTTTAGGTACACTAAAGACGGAAAAGCTGCTTGGCAAACGGGACCATCTGGTCAAGTTGCAGGCAATACTACTGGGTGGATTAAAGGCATCATAACCGTGCCAGATGGCATCACAAGCGTAAAGCCATGCATATCAGTCAAAGACAATGGGGTTACCAGCGCTGTCCATCTGACATATGCCAGCTTCACCAAACTAGATGATTACACTCAGTCAAACATGACGTCAATCAAGCAATCATCAGATGGTATCGGATTAAAAGTTGCCCAACTCGTCGGTGGATCAGATATTTCGAAAATCGACATGACGAGCTCTGCGATTAAAATTGATTCAAAGCATATCCTGCTGAATGGCGACGTTGCGATTGACGGGACGACTTTCGCGAAAAAGATAAAAGCAACTGGTATCACGGCCGACATGATGTTGGCTGGCACCATCGATGCGGCTAAAATCAACGTCATCAACATTGATGCATCTAAAATCACCACCGGCACGCTGACGGCTGTCGAAATGCATCAGAGCAGCGCGGGTGCTGATACGTGGATCAACAAAGACGGCATACACAACCAAATGGGTAGCAATAACGTGTGGATAAAGCGAGGAACACTAGCGGCGTTTGATTCGAACGGGCAGGGCATGTATATGGAGTCGGGGCAGTTAACGTTAGCAAGCTATGCATACTGGCAGAATGGCTGGAAGCCTGAAAGCATAGATTATGGTGTTATCAAATGTGACGATGATATCTTCGGCAGAAAAGGAATAGGTGTAATTGGCAAAGGAGGTTTTAACGTCAGGACCGATAATTGTGATTTATCCTATTTAAACGGTCCTGTTTTCGCTGATTTTTCTGGGGCAGGAATTATTGGAGACGATGCAGGTAGAATGATGCTAGGAGGAAATAAAGCCATTTTTATAACAGCCGGTGAAGTTTATGAAGACATAAGCATCTCGGATATTAATAACAGACCATATGTTCAAGTTGGTGGCCGGTTAAATAACCCCGCAGATTTGAGTAAAGCCGGTTCTTCCATCGTGATAAACGCTTGGGACATCAAACTTAATGCTTGCGGCAAGGATAATCGTAATATCATCATGAACAGGCTGACATACAATGGCGAACATACCATCAACCTTAATGACAGCACATCCGATTTATGGTGGGGGCCAAAAATGCACGCCCCGTCTTTTGTCAACACATCAGCACTGTCTAAAAAAATGAATATTACTAAGTTAGATACGCAGACTGCAATCAACGCCATCAAGAACACGGACATTTATGACTACCAATTTAAGGAGTTTGGAGAGACCGGCAAACACTATGCCAGTTTGATCATTGATGATGTTAATGACAGACCACAGTACAAAGCAGCGGGAGCATTCGTTGACGGCTTGGGCCGTGATGACGGAACGCAACTGGGGTATCTAACAGTCGTTGTTCAAAGCTTATTAAAGGAAATCGATGCATTAAAAGAAAGGATTGATAAGTAGTGGATCATACTCAAAACGTGATTCAGCAGTTGGCGATTGAAATCGCAAACGATAAAGTAACTATTGCAGAACTCAAAGCGCAAATCGAAGAATTAAAAGCAAAGGAAAGTGAGCAAAATGAAATTGACTAATATCCAATACAACTTTAACGAAGATGGAACAACACAAAGCATCAACGTTTCGATGAGATTCGACGCGTCACCTAACTATGCATCAGCAAGCATTGAGTTGTCGGCATCGGATTTGACAGACGGAACGCTTGACGATTTGACGCGCAAGCAAATCAGCGATCTTGCGCATGCAAAGCTAGTCAAAATTGTAGACTAGCATAAATATGCGGAGGGTGGGTAGGATAAAAAGGAGTGATTAAATGCTGCACATCGAATACATTAAACATCTGTCGGCGCTGATTGATAACCCTGTTTTCTTCGCGTTTTTCCTAGCGGTTCTAATTGACGTCATGACGGGGTTCGTAAAATCGCTGGTCAACAAGAAGACAACGTCCAGTAAGGGAATCGGCGGACTTATCAAACACTCAACTTTGCTGTTGATCGTATGTATGCTATATCCGTTCTGCGATATCTACGGGGCAAGCGGCATGGCCGATACGCTTTTGATTTTCTACATTCTTTTTTATGCGATTTCCATCACAGAAAATTTAGGTCAGATGGGGATTCCGATTCCCGAATGGCTTAAAAAGTATATCTATAAGTTATCCGACGATTATCGAGGTGATGACGATGAAAAATAAAATCATGTTGGGCTTTGCTATATGGGCAGGGCTTTTTTTATGCGGTCAGAATGCGCAGGCAAATCGATTAGGTCAGGACGTATCTAGCTATCAATTGAGTGATTTCGATTACATGCTACAACGCAAACAGCTAGGGTCTGAATTTACCATTGTCAAGCTAGGCGGTTCCGGCGGCTTTGAAGGAGAGCATTATCAAAATCCAAAAGCTTCAGCACAGCTGGCCAATGCGTCAAAAAGCGGTCAGGACGTTGCAGGCTATTTCTGGGGACAGTTTGGATCAGATAGATGGCTCGCGCAAAAGATGGCCAGGTATGCAGTAGCGGATGCGCACAGGACAGGGTTAAAACAGGGAGCTGCTATTGCGCTGGATTACGAGCAGGGAGCATCGATGTCAAGCACAGCCAATACCGATGCAATTATTGAGTTTATGTCAGCCATTAAAGACGCGGGGTATAAACCGCTACTATATAGCGGTGCCTATTATATGAAAAAATATGTAGATATTGAGCGTATTGGCAAGCAGTTTGGAACGTGCCTGTGGGTTGCTAGCTATAAGACAACCGGATTACAGCTAGCACCAGATTTTGCCTATTTCCCGTCTATGAACTATGTAGCGATGTGGCAATTTGCGGATAACTGGCATGGTACTGATGGAAACGTGGAACTTGTTTCTGTTATTAAAGGAGATGTTAAAAATAACGTGACGGTTAAGCCGACTGTTACTGTTTCTAGGAGCTACTATACTATTCAGCCTGGCGATTCGTGGTGGTCAATCGCAAATCGTTTTGGTATGGACATGTATCAGTTGGCACAGCTTAATGGCATGTCGATCAACACCGTTATCCATCCGGGGCAAAAAATTAGAGTTAAGGGCACAATCAAAAACGGTGCAAAACCAGTTAAAAATACCAATACTAGCTTTTATGTTGTTAAGCCTGGAGATTCGTGGTGGAACATCGCGGCTAAGCATGGACTGTCTATGTATACGCTGGCAGCACGCAACGGAAAGACGATCTACACTGTTATTCATCCGGGCGACAAGCTGACCATCAGCGGACAGACCGTCACCGCCACACGTGCCTACACTGTCAGACGCGGAGACACGCTGAGCGATATTGCCGGCAGACTGGGCGTGTCGGTAAGCCATCTAGTACAATCTAACCACATCAGTAATCCTAACAGGATTTATGTTGGCCAGAGTTTGTTATACTGACAATTTCTTTGGTATAATATAGCTACAATCGCATATAGCTTCGTAATCCCCCGTGCCGAACGGGGGATATTTTTTTATATAAAAAAGTAGGAATTTTTGAAGAAAAAGGTTGATTTTGTATAGGTTAGGAGGTATAATAAATAATGTAGGAAGG